TTAATGTATGAGGGTAAAGCCCCAGAGTTTTCTGAGACACAGCGAGCACGTATGCCAGCATTCTTTGAACATGCAAATACAAACCTCCCGCAGTACGCTTGAACCAATACTAGGTCCAAACCCTGAGTCACTTCTCGCTGAAATGGAAGAGAGATTTCCAATGAATAACCCTCATCCTAAAGAAGAATTAAATACTATTATGTATAGAGCAGGGCAAAGATCAGTAGTTGAGTGGTACAAAAATAGATTAGAAGATTAATGGAAGTACATCTACTTCACCCTAAAGATGTCCCTTCTGTATGGGAGGAAGTACAACCCTTAATAGATAAAGCATTGATTAAGTCTGATGAAACACACAACTCATCAGATTATTTAGATCTTATTCTTGACGGGGTTTGTACTTTATGTGTTGGTTTACATAACAATGAAATCCAAATGTCTTTAGTATTGGAAGTCGTTGAAGTACCCCGTACTAAAGTATTAGAAATACACATTTGGGCAACAAAATCTGGTTATGATTTCCAACCGTGGATAGATCAGTTTGATTGTATAGAAAAATTTGGTAGAGACAATGGTTGTACTCTTATAGAAGCGACTGTTAGAAAAGGTCTTGCTAAAAAATTAAAATGGGATAACAATTATTCATTATTAACCAAACATATTTAGGACATTATTATGGGAAGAAGAAGAAGAAGACGCCAAAGACGTCAGCAAGAATCCGAGCAAGCAGCACGTGATGATGCAAGACGTCGTGCAGAGGCTGAAGCTGAAAGAGTTAGAGTAAAGCACGAAGCTGATATGGCTACTATGCAAGCGAAGATTGATACCGTTGCTAAAACAAAAACTTACAGCCCTACTACCAAGACAGCTGCAACTACAGGTCAACTGGCTAAGACTTTAGACAGAGGACGGACAGCAGCTAAAAGGAAAAGAGCCATGAAGACAAGTAAAACAACAATTAAAATGGACCCTATGGCAGAAGGTCTACGGATTGCTGCCAGAGGAACCGGACAAGTTAACGTATAAAAACAATGTACAACGCACGACAAAGATACGATTCACTTACTAAAAACCGTACACAATTTCTTGACGTCGCTGTTCAATGCTCTAAACTTACACTTCCTTATCTAATACAAAATGATGAAGGTCGTACCACACATATAAAATTAGATACACCTTGGCAATCAGTAGGTTCTAAGTGTGTAGTAACTTTGTCAGCAAAATTAATGCTGGCTTTACTACCTCCACAAAGTACCTTCTTTAAATTCCAAATCAGAGATGATAAACTTGGTCAGGAATTACCTGCTGAAGTTAGATCTGAAATGGATTTGAGTCTATCTAAATTAGAACGCATGGTTATGGATTCCATAGCAGCGTCTACAGATAGAGTCACTGTACACCAAGCGATTAAACATCTAGTGGTGGGTGGTAACGCTTTACTTTATATGGGTAAGGAAGGTATTAAGCATTATCCATTGAACAGGTATGTCGTAGAACGAGATGGTAATGGTAACGTAATTGAAATCGTAACCAAAGAAATTATTAATCGTAATCTATTACCTAAAGATTTCCAAGATGCAATTAGTCAGCAAGTACCTAATCATCCAGGTGATGTAGGTGGTGGCATTGGAGCTAGGAATGAAGAAGATGTAGATGTTTATACGTGTGTCAAACTTAAAAATAATAAATGGGTATGGCATCAAGAAGCATTCGATAAAGTCATACCAAATACAAACGGCAAAGCACCTAAAGATGCTAGCCCATGGTTGGTACTTAGATTCAACTCAATTGATGGGGAGAATTATGGCCGTGGTAGAATAGAAGAATTCTTAGGCGACTTCAGATCACTTGAAGCATTGTCTCAGGCAATCGTAGAAGGATCTGCTGCTGCTGCAAAAGTAATCTTTACTGTATCACCTTCCAGTACAACCAAACCTCAGACAATCGCGTCTGCAGGTAATGGGGCAATAGTCCAAGGACGTCCTGATGATATAGGTGTTATTCAAGTGGGTAAAGGTGCTGACTTTGCAACCGCTGCTAATCTAATGCAAGATTTAGAAAGGCGGTTATTAGATGCACACCTTGTTTTAAATGTAAGACAGAGTGAGAGAACTACAGCAGAAGAGGTACGCCTCACACAATTAGAACTCGAACAACAGTTAGGTGGTTTATTCTCATTGTTAACTGTTGAATTCCTTATACCATACTTGAATAGAAAGTTATTAGTTCTACAAAGAACTGGTGAACTACCTCGTATTCCTAAAGATTTGGTCAACCCTACAATTGTAGCTGGTATCAATGCTCTAGGAAGAGGACAAGATAGAGAAAGTCTAACCCAATTCATTACAACAATTGCACAAACTCTCGGACCTGAGGCTATGATGCAATTCATTAATGCTGATGAAGCTATTAAACGTTTAGCTGCAGCTCAAGGTATTGATGTACTTAACCTAGTTAAGTCTATGGATACTCAACAGCAAGAAGCAGAACAAGCTCAAGAGCAGGAAATGGATATGGAGATGGCTAAGCAAGCGGGTCAATTTGTCAATTCACCATTGGCTGATCCATCTAAAAACCCTGATGCAGAAGAATTAGTAGAAGATGTCGCAGAACAATTCCAAGAATCAACCGACGAGACCGAAGAGGGTTAGTCAAAAACCTAAAACGCAGATGAAACCTCTGCCAAATAAAAAACTAGATCAAAACGAGATAGCAAAACCCACCTCCTTTGATACCAATAAATATGCACAGAAACCTATGATAGGTGAACCTTCTATACACGCCCCTGGTGGTATAGTTGATAAAGTTGGTCTCGGAGGATTAGAAACAGTAACTAATTATGGCAGTCAACCTGACGTATGATCCTGCTAATGATCCAGATACCATCGAAGCTGAAGATCAGAGAGATGCTGAATCATTAGAAATAGGAGAAAAATTAGCGGAAGAACAAGATAAACTTCTAGCTGGTAAGTATAAAGATGCTGAAGAATTAGAGTCAGCATACATAGAACTTCAAAAGAAGTTAGGTGAAAAGAGTGGACCAGAATCTGAAGAAGATTCACAAGACGCTCCTGAATCCAAAGATGAACAGGAAGAAGAAGATCCTTTTAAGGATGATGAAACTGCTCAATTTATTTTCAAAGCATCTGATGAATTAAATGATGATGGATCAATAAGTGAAGAGACTATGGAAGCCTTAAGTCAAATGGACAGTAGGAAGTTAGTCGAAACTTATCAACGTATTCAATCAGAATTACCAGATGAACCTGCAGAACCTACAACACCTTTGACAGATGAAAGTGTCAATGAAATACAAAATGCTGTTGGAGGTCCTGATGCTTACAAAGCTATGACAAGTTGGGCACAAGAAAATTTCACTCAAGAAGAAATACAAGCTTACGATAATGCATTAGAAGGTGGCAATTTAGACACAATTAATTTTGCATTACAAGCATTGTACTATAGATATACAGATTCTGTGGGATCGGAGGGTGAAATGATTCAAGGAAAAGCAGCTTCACCTGTTGATGGATTCCGTAGTCAAGCAGAAGTAGTACGTGCTATGAATGATCCACGTTATGAAAATGATCCTGCTTATCGACAAGATGTATTTGAAAAATTAGAACGTTCACAGGTTAAATTCTAATGCCTAAAGTAGGAAACAAACACTTTGCATATACTCCTGCTGGATATGCACAAGCTAAAGCAGCTAAGAAAGCAGCAACAAAAAATAAATCAACAGCAGCACATAAAAAATCACCCATCAGAAAACTCGCTTAAGGAAATTTAATTATGGCAAGAGGAGACGGTGACCACGATTACATTGGTTACGATCATGAGAATAGTCTTGTTGGAAATAACAAAGTTGTTTACAATGTAGAAACATCTGGTGATAGATGGTTCAGAACAGGGTATAATCAACATGTTAATAACACAACACATGCTGATGCAGTCAATGAATACGGTGTAGAATCCGTAGTATCAGTAGCTAACGCTTGTCCAGGTAGTCCTGGTTGTTAACTTTACCACTTTATAAATGTCAACACTCACATTACAAAAATCCAATTGGGATAGATTTTGTGACTGGGTTACTAGCACCGATAACCGCCTCTATGTGGGGTGGTTCGGTGTCTTAATGATACCATGTCTTATTACAGCAGCAACTTGTTTTATAATAGCATTCGTTGCAGCACCTCCCGTCGATATTGACGGCATACGCGAACCAGTCGCAGGATCTTTACTCTATGGAAACAACATCATTTCAGGAGCAGTGGTCCCCAGCTCCAACGCCATCGGCATGCACTTCTATCCCATCTGGGAAGCAGCAAACATGGATGAATGGCTCTA